GCCGCTACTCCCGTGCAGATGCTGCACATGATTTATTGTGCAGTAAGTCAGTTTACGGTTAGTAGTACGACTATTACAGGATACCAGCTAGATGGTAGTACTACCGCAATGACTTGGACTCTGGATGACGCAAGCAATCCGACAGAAAGAAAGCGAGCTACCTAATGCCGGTTAAAGACCTTATAGGGCCGGGGTTTATCGGCGGTAACACAGTTGAGTTTATTGTAACTCGGGGTATGGGTGCAGCAGCATCAACTGTTCACTACTACTTTGAATCGAATCACCTGATAGGGAATGTATCGGAAGCTGATAAGTTCAGGAAGGGTGTGGCTATTACTGGGTTTACCGTAGCTCTGGTAAATAAAGACAATGGCTCTGCTGTAACTAGTGGTACTCCAACTATAAAGATTACAAAGGATGGAGGAACTCAGGGTACGCTAAGTGGCTCCGCCACACACGAGGGTAACGGTCAGTGGTCATTTAATCTAACCGCTACTGAAACAGATGCTTCTGTAATTGGGTTAATGATTACTCACGCAGACGCAATGCCTGTGCAGAAAACCATAACAACTTGGGGGGAATAATGGCCAAGAAAAAGACGACTCGTCGCAAGCCGGGCTATTCATTGTTTATGGATAGGCTTAAGGAGGAGGGGAAATATCCTGAATGGAAGGTTTGGTATGACAAGTACAAGGGGATGGGGGAGTCTGTTAAGGCTGCGACTATGGCCGCTTGTAAAGAGATGGGGTACAAAGGTGCCGATTACGAAAGGCTCCGTGCTAAAGACGAAGTGTTTGAAAAAGAGTATGAGGAGAGAAGACATCGGGAGTCTATCGAGATACAGAGGGAACAGATAGATGTATTCAAGCAGCTAGCCGACTTTGACGTTGATAGCTCGGAACTTCCGGATGATGTTGCGTTTGTGTTTCACAATCTGCACAAGTGCAAGGGTGAGCAGGAGGAGTGGCTTATTAGTCCTGAGGAGGCACCGTCTCCGGGGGCTTGGGCTATGCTTACATGGGCTGTTGGTAATACCAGTAAATTTATGGAGCAAGTAATTAGAGAGCAGCTTAAAATCAACTCCCAAAAGGAAGTTGACACTTCAATGAGAGCAGTCGATGTGCAGATAGAACAAATTGAAGAAATGTTACGTGGTATTAAGCAATGAGCTTATACGAGCAAGTTCCCAAAGATTTGGTTGAAAACCTAGAATATAGAAGAGATTTGTTGAAATGGGCTGATACCCCTGAACGACAACGAATTCTATGGACTGCTTGTAAGCATGACATATTGTTTTTTATTAATGCTTTTTGCTGGCTATATGAGCCTAGAAGTAGCCGACTGGTAGGCACAACCAGTAACGTAATACCGTTTATTACGTATGACTATCAGGACGAAGCGTTTACCCAAATGAATGAATCCTTGGGGATAAAAGACATAGGGGTAGAGAAGTCTCGTGACCTTGGTGCAACGTGGATGTTTCTTACTCTGTACTTCTACCATTGGATGTTCCATGACTTTAGTAGTTTTGGAATCATGTCTCGTACTGCCGACCTAGTAGATAAACCGGGTAAGAAAGATACGTTGATGTGGAAGCTAGACTTTCTTCTTAATGGCGATGGCGGGGTAGGAGGACTGCCCGGTTGGATGAAACCTGAGGTTTACAGAACTGTAATGCTTATGGAGAACAAGGCTAATGGTTCTACATTTGAAGGTGCAAGTACGACAGAAGATGCTTTCCGTGGTGGTCGTAAGAAATCAATTGCCATAGATGAATTTGCCGCATTTCCTTCCGGCGATGACTACAAGTCTTTAGCTGCTGCACAACATGCTACTGATAGCCGTATCTTTGTGAGTACCCCAAAAGGAGCTGCTGGTGCTTACTATGATGTGATGCACACCCCGTCAAACATGCTTAAAATCATCATGGATTGGAAGCAGCATCCAGATAGAAAAGTGGGCTTATACACTGGTAAAGATGGAAATCTGGAAATACTCGACAAGGACTATAAGTTCCCTGCAAGTTACGATTTTATACTAGACGGAAAAACTAGAAGTCCCTACTACGATAACGAATGCAAACGTCCGGGAGCTACGCCCCAATCAATTGCTCAGGAGTTAGACAGGGATTATGGTGGTTCCGAGTATCAAGTGTTTGGTAAAGAGCTGTATGAATCTGCTCAAGAAGATTTGCTTACTCCTTATACTCGTGGCGTTTTGTATTATGATGGCGAAACCTTTGAACCCGACTTTCAAGAAACTGAAGACGGGCCGGTTAAAGTATGGTGTCACCGTGATGCAAGCGGAACGCCAGTTGCCACTGGCAATTATGTTATCGGTTGCGATGTTGCTGCCGGGCTTGGGGGGAGCTATAGCTCTAATTCTGTTGCTGTTGTGGTTGATAATGTTACGGGTCAGCAAGTGGCCGAGTTTGCTTCAAATACGATAAGGCCCGAAGAGTTTGCTGAACTAGTTGTTGCTATGTGCTACTGGTTCAATGAGGCTTATTTAGTATGGGAACATAACGGTGCGCCGGGTGGTGCGTTTACAAGAAGGATTGTTGATAGTGCTTATGGGAAGATATACTTCCGTGAAGTTGAAGGTAGGGCGTACAGGAAAAAGACCCGTAATCCGGGGTTCTTTACTACCGACAAAAACAAACTCGCTCTTTTAGGAAGAATGGCTGGGGCTATACAATCTAAAGAGTATGTAGTACGCAGCAAAATTCTTTTGGATGAATGCCGGCAATACGTTTATAAAGATGGAAAAGTTGTACATTCTCGTAGCGTTAAGACACAAGACGATTCGTCTAAAGGACAAGCGCATGGTGACCGTGTTATTGCTGCGGCGTTAGCGTGGTATGGTTGCGTAGACAGGCCTCCAGAAAATAAAGCGGACGCTGAAGAGTTTGACCAGATACCGTATGGTAGTATGGCTTGGCGATTAAAAAAGTATGACGACAAATTAACTGCTAATATTAATGATGGGTGGTAAAGATGCAATTTAATACCGAAAGCCAGCGGAGCAAGATGCTAAAAGCAATCGAAGCATCTAATCGTGCGCTTCGTCCTTTTAGGGAAACACGAAAGAAGTTCATTAAAGATTATGCAGGTACATATTACGCTGAAGGTACAGAGCTTCAAAACGAGCGTGAAATCATAAGTAACCTTATGTACCAAGCGGCTGAAACTTACACAATGGCTCTGGCTGCTAATCGTCCTAGAATCCTAGTGACCTCGCAGTACCCTGAACTAAACTGGTTTTCCTATCAGTTTCAGCAAGGAACAAACAATCTTATTAAAGAGATAAAGCTAGAACATGCTTTAAGGTCATGTGTTCTTGAAGCGTTTTTTACTTTGGGTGTAATGAAGGTGTACACTGCCGATGCCGGACTTGTTGAACTTAAAGGTGAAGATGAATGGCTAGACCCCGGCAAGCCTTTTGCTGAGTGCATATCATTTGACGATTTCTTGTATGACACGGCCTCTCCTACGTGGAGCAAGAAAAGATTCGCTCTTAATAAATACAGGATGAGCATAGATAAGTTTAAGGGGGAGCCTTCATTTGACCCTAAGGTGGTAAGGAAGGTTCTAGGCAATTACGACTACAAATCGCAGCATGATTTTGAGGGCGAGCATCCTGTTCGCAACATGAATAATGCAAATGAAGGCGATGATTTTAAGCCCAATATACAACTAATGGACATCTGGCTTCCAAGCGAAAACAGAGTCCTGACCATGTGTGCAGGAAAGAACATGGAACCACTTCGTGTGGTGGATTGGGACGGCCCGGAAAATGGCCCGTTCCATATACTCAATCTCGCCGCTGAAGTACCAGACCAGATTCTTGGCGTGTCTCCAGCCATGAATCTAAAACCATTGTTTGATATTGTTAATGGCTTATTGAGAAAACAAAAGAGGCAGGCACAGAGACAGAAGGATATTCCTTTCTATCAGGCTGGGAGTCATGACGATGCCCGAAGATTGCAACGTGCAGATGATGGCGAATGGGTTCAGGTTAATAATCCAGAGTCCGTTAATGTGTTGAAGATGGGTGGCGTAGACCAAGGGAACATGTCATTCAACTACTCAATGCAGGAATTGTTTGACCGCATGGCAGGTAACCTACAGGCTATGGCTGGGCTTGGCCCATCTGCTGATACGGCAACTCAAGATAAGCTAATCCATGGCGCTGTCTCTAAACGTGAAGCAAATATGCAGTATCGTGTAGTGGCATTCACCGAACAGATTTGTTCAGACTTGGGTCAGTTGTTATGGAACGACCCGTTCGCAGAGATGCCTGAACAACGAGAGATTAACAGTTACAAGTTTGATATAAGCTGGACACCAGAGCTACGTGAAGGGAATTTCCTTCAGTACAATTTTGCTGTCGAGCCATTTTCAATGGCCTACAAATCTCCTTCGGAAAGAATTAACAATATCAACATGTTTGTCCAGCAAATGGTAATGCCTTTAATGCCGAACATTCAAGAAATGGGCGGTATGCTAGATGCTCAAGAATTGGTTGAATTGTATGCCGAACTGATGGACTTACCTCGACTGAAAGATATTATTAAGTTCCAAGAACCTAAAGAATACAGGCCGATGCCTAATCCAGCAGAACCGCCACAAAAACCACAAGTCACTGTTCGTGAAAACATACGACGTAGTGTTCCAACCGGCGGGACTTCTGGGGCAAGGGCAAATGTAATGCAACAAGTTCTAGCTGGAAGTCAGCCGACTGACCAGCAAGTTAATATGATGGGGCGACAGCCCGCAGGTTAAAGGAGATTAAAATGCCTAAGGTAGGTGGAAAAAAGTTTTCGTATACTAAAAAAGGCAAAGCCGCTGCTAAACGGTATGCTAAAAAGAGTGGAAAAAAAGTCAGGAGTAAGAAATACTAATGGCTAAAAAGAAATATTATTACCGTAATAAAGACGGTGTTCTCGATTGGCATGATACGCCTGCACCAAAATTTGGTGAGGAGAACAAGAAGAAAGTGGACAGGAACTTCGGTGCCAATGGATGGTCTTCGGGCTTGTCTAGTGTGGCAGCGTCAGTCCATTCCAGTCAAACCGATGAGTTTAGGCAGGATGCCAAAGACCACGGTTTTACTGGGGTGGATTTCAAAAACGATGGAACGGCTGTTTTTTCCAGCAGGAAAGAACGAGCTAGATATTTAGCACACCGAGGGTTATACGACCGTGATGCCGGTTATGGTGACGGTACGCCTCGGAGTTTTTAGGAGGGGATTATGAGCGAAGAAGATGAAGTAGTCGAATTAACTGATGAAGATATGGCAGTTATCGAGGATGTAAATGACTCTTACAGTACAGAAGAAACTTCACAGGAAGTAGAATCTGATATTGTAGAACCTGATGTAACATCAGAAGATGAATACAGTGACGTTGAAGAATCCGTTACTGAACAACCTAGTTCTACCGGTTACAGCCGGGAGCATCTAGATGAAGCAGCACGATACCATGGACTAGACCCGACCAAGTTTAGTTCGGACGAAGCTCTTGTTAATTCACTTGAAGCTATTGGTCAGCGACAAGTGCAATTGCAGGAATGGAATCAGTGGTACCAGCAGCAACAACAACCAGAGCAATACGATGAAAGCTCTGAAGAATCGACATTTAGAGTAAATTTAGATGAAGATTATGATGAAGGTTTGAGGAATGCTATTGATGATGTAGCCGCAAGAATGCAGCAGCATTACGATTCGCATATCCAAAATCTTTACGATACTGTCCAAGGGCAGCAATATTACGTCAATCAATTACAGCAACAAGAACATGCACAGCAGGTTAATGGACATATAGATGTGTTCAATCAATCTATTCAAAAGCTGGGTGAAAGTTCTTTGTTTGGTGATGGCGATTACATGGCTTTAGAAGCTGGTAGTCAGGAAGCACAAAACATGGAAGCTGTATATGACAGGGCTACTGTTATTGCCACTGGATACCAAGCACAGGGTGTTGAGGTTCCTCCAATGGATGAATTGGTGGAGCAAGCATACGCCTCTGTATTTAGTAATGAAATTCAACAATTAGCACAAAGGAGAGCCAACGACCGAGTTCGCAAAGCATCTGCTAGGCGATTAGGTTCAGCAGCTTCCGTGTCGTCAGAAACTATGCCTATGGGCGTTGATGACCCACTGGAAAACCCTGTCCTCAAAGAATTTTATGAAAATGCTATGAGGGAAAATGGCACTCTTTGATATTTAATAAGGAAATCGAGGTATGGCTTTATTACCAGACCAGCTCGATGACTTCGTAAATCTTACTCTTGACCAGTTCAAGAAAAAGAAGTGGATTGACTTGTCTCTTGACCAGCAACACCACATTTTTGCACAGAAGTTTTTGAGTGGAAAAACCCGAGAGCCGGTAACCGGTGGTGTTCAGTTGAACTGGAAAGTTCAAACTAGCAATACTGGAACGGCTAAATTTAGTGAACTGTATAGCGTAGATGCTACTGCTGTCAAAGATTTGACAACTGAAGCAAAGCAGCAGTGGACTAAAAGTACGGTCAACTTCAGCTACGATGTAGACGAAGATGCAATGCAATCTGACCGTGAAACTATTATTCGTGAACTCCAAGTTCGTGAACACTCGATGTACAACGATTGGTTCGAGTTGATGGAAGAAGCTCTTTGGAGCGCACCTGCATCCTCAACCCAATCTCCTCGTCGTCCATCTGGTATTCCTTTCTGGATTCAGAAGTCTGCAACAACACCTGCTGGTGGATTTACTGGTGGAGACCCATCTGGGTTCTCGGCTGGAGCTGGTGGCATTTCTGTAGCAGATGTACCAAACTGGAGAAACTGGTCGTTTAACTACACCAGCGCTGGTTCACGAGATGACTTAGTAGAGAAAGCACGTAAAGCGTGTGAGTTTACTCAGTTTATGGCTCCTAAACAGTACGCTGAACTAGGCGGTGGAAAGTCTGATTCCGATTGGGCGTTCTACACAACCTACAACGTGCAGTCGAGTTTGGAAAAGCTACTTGAGTCCCGCAATGACAACCTCGGTGTTGACCTTGCCAAGTATGCTGGTTCTGTAACTCTGAAGGGTAATCCAGTTATCTGGGTTCCTTACCTTCAGAATAACGACAGTTCCAATCCGTTCTACGGAGTAAATCACCGTGTATTCAAATGGTTCTTCAAGCAAGGCCGTGAAATGCTTCGCCACGCTCCTAAGGAAGCAGCAAAGCAGCACACTGTCCGTGAAGTCCATATGGACACATGGGGTAACTTTGTATGTTACAACCGCCGTAAACTCTTTGTTGGCTACCAAGCCTAATTGACTCAGAAAGGAGTTTATAACGATGGGTGATTTATACCTTAAACCGCAACGAGGGGTGGGCAAAGTTTTGCGTGGCCTCTCCCCAAACATCTTTGCACAGGCTCCCTTGGCTGAATTAGCAGTCGGTGGGGTTAGTGAAGGGTTTGGATTTATCGACGACTTCTTGGCGTTTGACGATGCCTCGACTCGTTGGCTTTTAACTCAGGCAACAGCCGGTACTGCCGCTTGTGATGTTGCCGCCAAGGGTGGTGTTTTGCTACTGGATTCAGCTAGCTCAACAAACAACCAAGGTGCGCAAATCCAAATGGGTGGAGCAGCCGCTGCTGCCAGCTTTATCCCGAACGCCAATGCGAAAATCTATTATGAAGCTCGCATTAAGTTAGCCGATATCGGCTCAACAACTGTTCAGGCTTTTGCTGGTCTGTCTGAGATTGACTCAACTTTGTTTGCTTCAGCAGCAAACTCTTCTGCTAATCACGTTGGATTTGAAGCTATCAATACGACAGCTTTGGCAATTCATAGTGAGAAGGCTGGAAGCCGTAGCTCTACCAGTGCAGTTCACACTGTAGTGGATGATGCCTACGTAAAAGTTGGGTTTGTCATTGATGGTCTGACTAAGATTACGCCGTATGTAAACGGTGTAGCTAAGGCTGCCATTACTACGAATATTCCAATCGTGGAAATGACACCTAGTTTTGTTTGCCACAGCTCTGGAACAACTGACCCAATCATGCACATTGACTGGGTTGCTTGCTATCAGGTTGAGCAAATTGACAACTAATTGTTAGTCTAAAGTAGGGTGTAGTCAGTATTCTCTGGCTACGCCCTTACTTTAATTGGAGGGGAAAATGCCAGAAGAACATAAACACATACAGATTCTTTCAGATGAAATAAGGGATGTATTAGGAGGCTTGAACGCTGCACAGCAGAAAGCTCTTGATGAAGCCCACGAAATTTATCACAAACGAGCCAGTGGCCCATTGCCTTGGGAAGTTCAAGTTGCAATTGTTTCAATTGCTAAAAGCCAGAGCAAGGCTGCGGTCAAAAAGAAAGTTGCTACTAAATGAGTTTTGTTAGAAACGAAGCTGTAACAGGGTTTACCTTTGGTCTTGTAAACAAGACTACTGGTGCTGCCTTGACGGGTGTTGCTAGTGCAATTGGAAAATACATAACCAAAGATGGTGGGACTCAAGCCAGCATCGCAGGTTCAATTGCAGAAGAAGGTAACGGTCAATACAGCGTCAACCTTACAGCGGCGGAAATGAATGCCGCAGTTGTAGGTCTTCTATTTACTCATACAAATGCAATCCCTGTTAGTTTTAATATCAAGACTATCGGGAGTCCTGCTGACACAAGTACAGAATCAACTTTATCAATTGACTTAACTCAACTTCGCAAAGAAGTAGGTTGGCATTATTTAGGTGAACGTGATTCATCTAATTGGTCTACTGATGAGTTAGCTCAGATTGATGAAATAATTAACTCCGGGTTGCGTCAGTTCTATCACCCACCGCCTTCACAAGGTGAGCGATTGAGCCACAAATGGAGTTTCATGGAGCCGGTAACTACTCTCACGACAGTTGCTGGTACGCATACATATCAATTGTCTGCTAATTTTGGTGGACTGATTGGTCTTATGACGTATTCTTCAGGAGACAACAGGTGGTTTCCGATTGAGCTGACGGGAGAACATCGTATCAGAATCCTCCAGCAAAGAGATTATGGGGATGTTCGTTCAGACCCCAAACTTTGCGCAGTCAGGGCAAAGACGAGCGATGGTTCCAATGGCCAAAGATTTGAACTTATGTTATACCCCACTCCAGATGCGGGATACACAATTTCATATCGTTATCACGCCTTGCCCGGAAAACTAACTACCGGCAATCCTTACCCCTTGGGTGGTGAGGCTCATGCTGAAACTATATTAGAATCCTGTCTTGCCATATCCGAAATGAGAATTGACAACAACGCAGGAATACACAGTGCAGCATTTCAACAAAGATTGGCTGCTTCTATTAGCTACGATAAGGTTCTTCAGAGTCCTGAATACCTTGGTTACAACGCAGACCGCAGTGATGGACGAGCTATTTCTGAAGCAGAAAATAGGGCCATGAATGGCGACATTGTTAAGTACAATGGCAGTTATTACACAGACGTTAATCCATAGGTGAAACATGTACACAACACCACAAAATGATGTAATTACATCAGTTACCGTAGGGAGCAGCATCGGTGATTCTGACCCTATTGTTTTTAAGGGGTTTACTGGAGGTGTATTAATACTGCACCCTGATGGCTCAAGCCCTACAACAACACTTAATTACTATGTTTCATCTACAGAGGGTGGGACTTACTACGAATTAAAGAACGCCTCAGGTGCTGTGCAGGATACGGTAGCTGTTGAAAAGGCTTGGCCGTTACCCGCTGAACTAAAGGGTGCTGCTTACATTAAATTACTTGGAAATAACGCAGGGGTTGTAGACCTGCATCTCACAAGCTCATAGGAGAACTTAAATGAGTGGACATAATATTTTACAACAACTAGCTCGTGAACCTGAGTTGGAGATTGTAGACCCCGGTGATGCTGGGACAATTGCCGTAGACAGAAGCCTTGGCATTTGTTCGATTGTTAGCGGAAGTAGTTCTGAAACACGTAAAATAGCATCACCAGAAAGAGCAGGTATTATTATTGCTATCTGTTTTAAGACTGACGGTGGCGGTGATGTGGAAATCACTGGTTCGGGAAGCGAAATCCTTAACAGTGGTGCAGGTACTGAAACCACTGCGACGATTGGAGATGCTGGTGACTTACTTGTTCTAATGAGCATTAACAAAGGTGCTGATATTGTTTGGTCGCCAATTGCTAACAACGGAGCAACGATGAGCTAATGGGTCGTAATCGGACAAGGTTTGATATGCCTTGGCCGACGAAAGGACTCGTTGAATCGCTGGGTTATGAAACGCAACCTCGTGGTACTACAGTTGATTGCCAGAACGTCAGAGCTTACGACCCCGGAACAGGACGGTCTCGGGGTGGTCAGCGTGCTGGGTTAACAAAATATGTAGACGCTAGAACTGCGGACGGCAAAGTCCAAGACATCGGCCAAGTGGTAGGTAGGGACACTCCTTCTGACCAATCAGAAGTGGGTGCGCGTACTGTCTACAATTATGCAGTTACTAATGGTACTGTAGCTAAAGTTACAACAAGTGGCTTTACTACAGCTACCAATGGTAGCGGTGCGTTGTCTTCGTCTGTGCCTGCAATCTTTAGCGCTGAAATGTTTGGCGATGTTTATTTTGCTGATGGTGCTAGCACTAAAAAATGGACAGCTTCTACTAATACTGTTTCTACGTGGACAGCATCTTCAGGTTCTCTCCCTGTAGATAGTAGCAATGAACCGAGGCTCATTGAGACTTGGAATGGTCGCATTGTCATGAGTGGCATTAGTAGTGACCCTCACAACTGGTTTATGAGTGCGGTTGGAGACCCAAACAATTGGAACTACTCACCAACTGTGCAGACACAAACACAGGCCGTTGCCGGTAATAACGCAGAAGCAGGAAAGTCCCAAGACATTGTTAATGCAATGTGTCCGTACAACGATGATATTCTTATTATCTTTGGCGACCATAGCATCTGGCAAATGACAGGTGACCCAGCCGCAGGCGGTCGATTTGATTTAATTAGTTCTAGCATTGGCGCACCATTTGGTAGACCGTACTGCAAATCACCTGAAGGTGTTCTGTATTTCTTTGGAAGTCGTGGCGGTGTTTATCGTATGCAGCCGGGGCAAGCTCCAGTCAATATAACTGAGCAGCAAATCCAAGACAGGATGAATCAATACAACGCTAACACTACTCTAGTTCGTATGGTTTGGTCTGACAGAGAACGTGGTGTCTATGTTTTCCTAACTCCTTTAGGAGGAGGGGCGACAACAAACTATTACTACGATGTTCGCAACCAAAGCTGGTGGGCTGATAAGTTTGGTAACAACGACCACAATCCAATTAGCGTTCATACATTTGACGGTGACTCAGCATCTGACCGAACAGTTCTCCTTGGCGGTCAAGATGGGTATGTAAGGAAGTTTGATTACGACACCCCTTCAAAGTCAGATGACGGAACAGCGATAGATAGTTACGTCTATCTTGGGCCTTGCCAGTTGCAGGGAAGGCCTAAGTTGATGTTGACGGAATTAAAGACTGCGTTAGGTGCTGGAAGTAATGATGTCACTTTTGGTATCTACGGTGCTGAGACAGCTCAAGCTGCACATGCCTTGGGTAGTCCTAATTTTACCGGCACCTTTTCAGCGGGACGGAATAAGAGTGAAAGAAGAAGAGCAATGGGGCATGATATTTTTATCAAGCTCCAAAACAACTCAGACAACCAAGCATGGTCTTATGAGTTTATGGGGGTAGAGTTAAATGGTTTCGATGGCCCAAGAGCGAGGCAGTGGTAATGGGAGTATTAAGCAATGCACCAAGAGACCCTTCGCATGGTTCTAGGCAACGTAGGTTAAGCAACCAGCTTTCAACAGCTCCTGCATCTACGGTTACCCTAACAGCCAACACTGTAATACCTGTAGTTACTAGTGACGAAACTGACTCGACAGATTTGAATAGTAGTCCAGCCGACGGCGAGATTGTCTTGCTTTATGGCGGTGGTGGTTCCACGGTAAAGCTGTGTGTAGCTTACGGCGGTAACTGGTACGAAGAAACATTGACCCAGATGAGTTAATCATGGATATGCCAAACGAATACTACAACCAACGTCGCAGGATGCCAACGCCTGATTTTTATCATTCACAGATGGGCGGTATGGGCCAGCCATCTGGCATGAATAACATGAATCAATTAAACCAGATGGACACCCCAATGGGCGGCATGGGCAATTCAATGATGCCTCCAAGCGGAATGCCCGGCATGGGCCTACAGTCTGGCATGGGCAGTGGGCCGGGCATGGTCGGTGGACAACCACGAGGCCGTGGTGGAGTTACAGGAGGTATTCCAGTGGGAACTGGGGGTAATCAGATTAGCCCATTTAATCCAAAAGGAATGCTCCCTCCTCCTTCACCTTCTGGTAGTGACCATGGGAGCTTTGACCCCGGTAGACCACCAGCAGGCGGTGCCCAATCGCCGGGAGGTTTTTGGAGTCATGGCTCTGGGAAGTCTGGTGGAAACAACTCCATGAATGATTCATTCCCTGCTCAAAACTCTCGCTCTTCGGCTTACCGACCCAACCAGAGAAGCAATCGCTTTTCAACCGGTGGCAACATGAATGCCAACCGAATGCGTGCAGGTTACCGAGGCCCTAGAGGTTACGGCGGTTATGGCGGTTCAGTTTCTGGTCGTTATCAAACTCCACGTGGAGGCATGGATTCTTTTGATACTGGAGGATTGAATGCAAATCCATATGGCGGTTTGGGAAGAAGGATGTCTCATCCTGATTTCGGGCCTTATCGTTCACCGGGAATGCCCAGCGTAAACAATCGCAATACTTACAATACTAGAACGTACAATACTAACCGCAATTACGATAACCGCAGAACGTATAACACACAAACATTTAACCAAGGCGATACTTCGATACAAGGGCCAAGAATCGCTAAGAAAATGGATAGGATGCAAGGCTACAATCCAATGATGCACGGTAGTCAATCTAGACAGATTGGTGGCCTTAGAAATCTACAAAGAATGTTAATGGCATTGCGCGGAGGCCGTAGGTAATGGCTGTCGATAAAGACTGGGAAAAAATATCGAAGCTATTCTTCAAAGGGAAGGATGGTAAAGAATATGGATTTTATGCGTGGGGTGGAAATCTTAACGATGGAACCAAAAGACCGGGGCCATCTCGTGGTAGTGTTTATTTAGCCAAGTCCATAAAGGACATGTACAAAGCCTTAAAGGGTAAAGAAAAAACTCATTACGTAAATGACCTTATTAAATCTGATGGTCTAACCGGATTTGCAAAGCAAGGAAAAAGCAAGAAATATAATCCCAGTGATTTTACTACATTAGACGGCAAGCCTGCTCCCAAAATTGACCCTAAGGAAATAGCTAAACGACAAGAAGAACTTAACGCAGCTGAAAAATCTAGGAGAGATGCTGCAATACAAAGAGCGAAAGATTCAACAAGCACTCCTGAAGGTCTAGCAAAAGCTAGGGCTGCCGCACAAGGAACTAGAGAAAAAACTGCTGCTATACGAACAGGTGCTTGGCAAGTTGGTCAACCTTGGCCTCCTAAGGATTGGGACAGCAAAAAGAAAGCAGCCATGGAAAAAGTATTTCCGGGTGGCAAATTTGATAATAGCGTCAAGCAAAAAGCTCCAGCAAAAATAGATGAAAGCTCTTTGAACATAGGTGCCAAACTAGAAGAGCTTGCGTTTGCGAACAAAAAGACTGAAAAACCTGAGGTTAAAGATATGAGTCCAAGACCAAAGATTGCAACACAATCAAAACAAAAACCTTTATCAAAATACCAGCAAGCGTTAAGGGGCTTAAACCAAAAAGGGGAGGGGACTCTTCTTGGGACAATGAAGATACGTGGTGTACAGCAACAAGTATTTAGGAGCAAGGACGGAAAAAGCGTTTTTTACCGTGATGAAAACGGAAAAGAAAGAACTTTTGTTTCTGGTGGAAAGGCTGGTGTTGACAATTGGCTTAAAAGAAATCAGTCAAGTGGCCGATTAGACCAAAGCAGAACAGCGATGGCCGAAGAGCCTAAGCGGAAAGCTGAGCAGCAACAGCAGCAGCGACCAGCAACAGGTCGTAACTTACCAGAAGAGCAAGAAGCAGCAAACCGAACTAAAGTTCCTGAAGGTGCTAATCAGCAAAAACCTAAACCTAAAAGCGCATTAGCGGGAATGCGTGACACTGTGCAGGGGTCACCAGCAGAAGACCCACGGCGAAAGCAAATGCTTGACGCTGTTGCTAAACAACAAGGGACAGGGGCTTATGCAGAAAAAGCTAAGCCGCAACCCAAACCTGAAACTCAGGGTTTTGCTGGAGAAACTTCAGGACGAAAATTGGAACCAAACTCAAACACTGACGGAACAAGACGACCGGTTGCAGATGGCGGTAGACAAGGCGGTGGAAGAGATTCATTGCCACCTAACCTTAGCCCTCATGTTATGGATGGTTTTGGTGACGCTCTGCCCGGTAATGGTGGTGGCAGAGGCGGCGCAGGTGGTGTAACTACTGGAGAATACTGGGAAGATGAAAGTGTTGCTAATCGTATGCCCGTAGGAGGTGGCGGTGGTGGCAGTGTCGGTGCTGGTGGTTTAGACAGCGGTGCTGGAAATCCCAACATCCAAGGATTTTTACCAAGCCGTGGATATTCAGGAGCATCAGGGCCAGACAATCATTCATGGTGGAATCCAGTAAGTGATTTGCCAAGTTTTCCCGGAGGCATTCCTTATTATGGCCCACGACTTCCATGGGGGAAAGGCAGCTGGCAAGACCCCGATTTAGATAACAATCAACCACAAGGCCCTCGCTCATTGTTAGAGTGGGTGATGCAGGAATACCAGCAAGCACACAATGAAGGTAAGGCTGCCAATGAAGCTCGTTATCAAGAAATTAAAGAAGGTTACGACGACTTAAAAGGTGAAGCAGTTGCCGACCGTGGTGACATAGACGATAAATTTAGGGCTTTACGCACTGGAGCAATACGTAGAGGTGAAGGGGATATAGCCGCTTCACAAGGAGCTTACAATGCAGGCCGTCAAGGGATTGAAGATAGGGGTCAGGGAAGACTCCGTGGCCTGATGCAAGGGTATCAATCAGGGCGACAAGACCTAGCTAATATGACTGGCCAAAATCTAGGCACCCTTGCTGGATTAAGCGGTGCTAATGTAGGTCAAATTGGAGGGCTATCTGATGCTGCAAGACAGGGGGTAACAGGAAGATATGCAAAAGACCAGCAAGCATTAGCTAAAGGATTTGGCCAACTAGGGCAGTCTCAGCAACAACGAATTAGCGGAGACACTTCTGCACTAGACCAAGGGCATCAATCACGCTCTCAAGCGTTAGGGCAAGGCTATGGTCAAGCTGGCAGCAAACTTGCTGACCTCTATGGTTCTGGTAGAGATGCCATTGGTCAGGATTTTGGTGCAGCTACCACAGGTGCTGGTGATAGATACGGAGGAAGATTAGCCAGAGGACTTGAGTTATTACAAGGGCTTGGTGCAGGTGCCGCAGCTGACATTGGCGAAAGACATGACGAAAGCCTTCAATCAGGTTTGGCTGGAATACAGTCTCAAGCTCAACAACGTGGTTTAGGAAACACGACTATATCTGGTTCAATGCAGCAAGGTCTTAGGTCAAGGTTAGGAAAAGACCGAGAGTCTGCATTGGGTCAATTGCGAGATTCTTTAATTGACCGTAAAGCCGGAATGTTCTCACAGCTTTCGGGTGACAGAGAACGGGCTGTTGATGCCTTTACTCAAGCTGGTCTTGGTGCAAGAACCGACATGCTTGGTAGAGGGATTGAGGCACAACGTGGTTTAACGGGACAGGGCTTAGCTGCACAAGAACGATTGGGCGGCGACAGACTGGCAGCATTTGAGCGAGGTCAAGGTAGAGGGCAGCAAGCTGCACAACAAATTGGCCTGCAAGGTTTAGCTGCACAAGAAGCTGGTGACCGCGCACGAATGGGTGCCGACCAAGCAATGGCATCTCAAGGTTTAGCAGGACAAATAGGCCAATTAGGTCAAGGTTTTGGTGCGCAAGCAGATGCAATAGGCCAAGGTTTTGGAGCGCAAGCTAATCTCACAGGACAAGGGCTTGCTAACTTAGCTAGCGGTTTACAAGGCTTGCAATCTTCCGATGCAGCATTAACCGGTCAACAGTTAGGAAGTTTAGACGCTATGCTGCAAGGCATTACCGGAAGAGATGCTGCTTTGGGTGAAGCAGGTATTGGTGCTTACGAACGAGGCAGTGGCCGTGTTGGTGGAGTAGGCCAAAACAAACTAGACTTCATGGAACGAAGAACCGATGCTTACCCTTCACTTCAAGATATGGTAGGACTCCTTAGAGATTGGGGTGCAGCCGGAGGTGGCGTAAATCCATTGGGTATGTTTGGCGGCGGTGGCGGCGGTGACCAAGGAGGCGGCTGGAATTGGCCTCCCGGCGGCGGCGGCGGCGGCGGTGGCGGCAACGGCGGTGACGAAGGTGGAGATGAAGAAGGTGGTGATAATGAAGGCGGCAACGAAGGCGGCGGTAATAACGGTGGCGGCAACAACGGCGGTGGCAACACCGGAAACGGCGGCGGTAATGGCGGTGGCAACAACGGTGGTGGCGGCAATAATGGCGGCGGCGGTAATAATGGTGATGGTAATAACGGCGGTGATGGCGACCAGCCTATAGATTCAGGCCCACATGGTGGTGACCCAGCAAATGACCCGAATAACCCCGCACATCCTAACCATCCAGCTAATCCTAATAATCCTAACGCACCTCCGTATAATCCGACTTCTAAAAACCCACCACCTTGGTGGCCTCCATACGTAGGTTGGCCTCCAGAGGAGGACACTCTTCCAACAGACGGGCCTAGACCACCTTGGTGGCCTAAAAACCAACCATGGCCTCCTTCGTTACCAACAGAAGACCTTCCTGATGAAGAAGATGAAGAAGTTGCAGAAGAAGAACTGGATGAAGAAATAGAAGAGGAAATTGATAACGAAGACGAACTTCTTCAAGATGCAGAAGATATTGAATTTGAAGATGTAGCTGAACCAGAAAGGCCTCCTACAGTTCCTCCAATATTGAATCCCACAGAGACGGGGACTATTGAAAATGATGCGGGTCTTCAAATGGCTGAACAAGCTCAACAAAACGGTTTGTGGCCAGCAGGTTTAAGCCCTCAAAAAATTCAACAGTTAATGCAGAAGTATGGTTCTTGGGATGAAGTTCCTCCTATAGAGAGAATAAGAATTATGCCAAGGAACATATCCCCTATGGGTGGAAATCAAGCGTAAGGAAAATATAAATGCCAATTGTTGTAGAACATCAACCAGCATTTGCTGCGCCGGGGATGATGGCTGCCCAGACTGGGCAGTTAGAGTACCGCAATAAACGACGACGAGAGCTTGAACAGCTTGCTATGCAGCAGGCTGAGATGGCTCAACGTCAGCGAATTGCAAACAATAATATTGTTGCTGGTTTTCAAAAACAGCAAATAGCCCACCAGATGAATCTGCAAAATAACGCATTGCAGTGGCAGCGTGGGATGATTGATGATGAAGCTCATCACAATAGACAAAAAGAGCTTATCGACATTAATCAGCAAAACCAGCTAAAGATTGCTCAGGCAAATGCGCAAAAGGAGGAAGAAGACCGAAAGCGCAAAGCTATACAAGATGAGGAACAAAGAAGAGCGCAGATAAAAGCAGATGCTGAAGCATCAACAATGGCTATGCTTACTCCAGAGGGCCAAGAAAATAGAAACAACATACATGCTGAATGGGCAGAAACTGAAGCGACGTTACAAGAAGAAAATGCTCCACCAGAAGCAATAGCCCAAGCAAGAGAACAATACGAACAAAGACTAAAAGACAATAGAAATAATCCTCAATACATAAAGCCTGTTGACACTCATTACCCAGCGACAACAGAAAATTGGACATCTCCTAACGAACATACCATTTACGACAACGATGGTAACGCTACTACTCAATGGGCTGGTAAAAAACGTAATCCAAATTACGACCCTAATGCCCGTGAAGGAAATGAAGCAGACGGCACTGCTGGCTGGGCAGTTAATGAAAATGGTTTCCCGATAACGGATGCAAACGGGGTGCCACAAAAGTATGAGCCTGAATTCCTTCCGCAGACAAGTGAAGAATATCTTTACGAAAAGCGTGAGTGGCGTGGGTCTGAAGAGGATGGAACTCGTTCTTACCGTGAAGGTACTCTTGATGAACATGGCAACTATAAGCCGGGTACTAAGTGGGTTAACGTAGCTGAAGAGGAATCTGAAGCTATTGAAGCCAAGATTAAACGAGACTACATGCAGGCTCTTGCTGATTGGTATGCTTTACCGCCTGACCTACGAGGCGATAAACCCAGAGACCCATTTGCAAATGACCCAACAGGGGGATTTCCAGCGGACGATGCAGTTTTTAGGGGTGGAGATGACGCAGGTGCAGAAGATGCAGTTTTTAGACATGGTGAAGATGCCGCAGGTGAAAACAACCAGCCTTTGCAGGGGGCGTTTAATGCCTATCCTGAGTTAGCTGGTTCTATGGCAGGGAATATGGGGATGGAAGAAAGTATGCTCACTATGGGCATAACACCCCAAACAGCAGGCAACCCCGATGCTGTGCAGTTAAGCCCAGAACAAATTGAAGTCCGCGCTCAATTCGATAGGCCAGATGCTTTGCCTAGAATGGAGCCTAAAGAATGGGGTTACAACGATTTTGTTAGAAAGCTACGGGTTGATGAATACGATACTGTAGTTAAAAGACCTGATGGAACACAGGGAGCTGTACCACTTTATGCTGTAGCACCTGAAGACAGACAAGCTGTATACGAACAAAGAAAGAACAAGCCTTACGTAGTTAAATGGCCTGCAAAAGCAGAATTTAACCAGCAAAACTTAGCTAGTGTAATTCTAAGTAAAGATAATCCAATTATGTTTGGTACTGTAATTGACCTCAGTAAGATAACTTCTGATTCAGGAAAAGCGTTTGCAAAAGCGTGGGAAGAAAGAACAGGTTCTCCCAACTTTGTATTTGAACGAGAGCTTATTCTTAACATCGGTAGGAAAGCGTACCGAGGTCAGGAGTACCGAGACTTTGAAAACAAAGTTATTCAGCAGGAAAAAGAACATTATGAGTTCTATGGATTCCCCGGAGACTTTCAATCTCAGAGTCAACAGGGTGGTGCTTTAGGTAGAATTTTACAAGCTGGTGGAGCTAGGTAATGGCAACTGGATTTCAGACTCCTGAATTTTCTTTAGAACAACGAAGGCGAGACCTTGACCCTGCCTATGACGAGCAACGCAGGGCTGAAGAAGCACTGGAAAAAGCTGACGAGCAAGTGCAGGATTTACTTGCTATGGGTGCAGGGTATGGAAACAATACCCACTCTAATCTTGCACCGGAAGGTATTGCTGAAGACCCTTTAACTCCTGATGAACGGCGTGACGCAAACAATCGTTACGACAAGCAAAACCAAGGCAAACTTAATGTGCCTACAGACAGTCCTTTGTTCAGCCTTGACTTAGGTAAAGCAAAAGAACTTGCCCAACAACAACGTGACATGGAAATTGTTCCACGTTTTGGTAAATGGGAAGACATGTCGCCAGCAGAGCGTGGCGAAGAAGCGTACAGACAAGTCGAAAAAGAGATGCAGGAAAACCCCCAAGCTCGTGCAGGCGTTGAGGGTACCGCTGTTGTCGACCTATCTTGGGTTCTTTTCTAACAGCCGCTGACGCTAGTGCTTTGCAGGTTACAGCACAGAAAATTGTAGATGACAAAGCAGAACCGGCTGACTACATACTGTTTGCTAAGGCTATGCACCAAGCGAATCACGATGCCCAAAAAGGCTTGCTTGAACAAGGAGCTGAAGCGATTGCTGACGTTGGTACTTTGATGTTTGATTACGCATTAAGCGGAGGAACATTAAGTAGCCGTGGACTTGGTAACGCCACTAAAGCATCAGTAGCTGGAAGAGAAGCTGCGGAAGGTGCTGTTAAAAAAGAAATCTTTGATAAAGCCCTAGAGAAAATAGGCGGGGGTTGGTTTAAGCAAGGGGCTGCAAAGGTAGGGCATCATGTATCTAATGTAGGGATTAAAGCTGGTAAAAAAGGAATTATGTATGCACCTCGTGCTGCCGAGACTATGGCAGGCCGAGGTTCTATTGACGACTTTATCATAGACGAAAAGGGCAACTACCAGTTTAAGGAAGAACAAGACAGTGCCGGTCGGGATTTATTTGAAGCAGTAGCAACAGCGTATGCAGAAATTGTAATTGAAGAAATAATTCCAGACGGAGTGCTTGCCGGTTTAGCTAAGGGTTCTAAAAGCAAAGCTATTAAAAAGCTGGGCGAGTTTATGACTAAGGCTGGTGAAACCAAAGTTGGTAAAGCAGCTTCCGTAGGTGGCTTTGGTGGGATGCTTGGCGAGCTTGGTGAAGAAAGATTAACCGAGCTAGCTAATTATGTAATTACAAATGAAGAAGACCAGTTAGGTACAAGTAAAGCTATCTGGGATGCCGTTACTTCAGGTGACCCAAAAAAGATTAACGAAGCATGGGAAATGTTTGCTCCTGAGGGTATGGCTATCGGTGCTATTGGGGCAGCGAAAGGAGTAGCGACCAGATTTGTAGGAAAGCGTAATCCGACAAAACAGGGTGACAGGCAAAATATTCCGGCAAGCCCCGACGCAATCCCCGGTGCAGCAGACGTAGATGAGATTCAAGACATACAGGTAGAGCCGGGGCAGCGACAGGAAATAGCTCCAGAAGACATGCCTGATGTGCAGGTAGAGCCAACAGACGTAACCCAAAGAGCAGAACGTACGCAGGAAGTTGAAGGGGATGCTGCTCCTTCAGTTCCCCGTGCTGAAGTATTACCGGAAGGTCATCCTGCATTAGGTGATGTAGATACAAGAGCAGAGCCACCTGAAGTAAAGATACCTGACTTAAAGCCTGACCACATTGAAGGTGACCCTGACCCTCAGGCTTCTCTTGAAATCCCACCACAAACCACAGATGATACTGTGGAAGCTCCACCGGTCATAGAAGACAAGCCTGACTTAAAGCCTAGTCACATCAAAGACGATGTTGACCCTCAAGCACCTTTAGCACCGGACTATACAGACTCCATAGAGACCGACGTTCCAGTAGCTAAAAGAGTTGCTCGTGAGCAGCAAGCTCAAGAGATGGACACGAGTGGAGATATTAATAATCCAATTGAACGATTGGACATGAAGGATGAAAGTGCCTACAGGCAAGACATTGAATCTCTTATTAAGAAGTCGAAAAAAGCCGGAGGGAAGGTAAGCCGAAATGACATTAAGTCGATTGGCTATCTAGACGGCACTCTTTATGACAATAAGAAGTACGACTTCAGCAAGTCTACTGAACGAAGAAGATTTGTTAGAGAAGCTGAGCAAAGGTTAAAGCAGGGGCGGCAGCAAACTCAGAAAGCTCAAGAGCAACAAAGACAACCAGTGGTTAAAGTTGTACCTGAGCCGACCAAGACTAAACCTCTTAAACTTAAAGACGCTCTCAAGAATGTTCAGGAGCAAGAAAGATATAAAGAAGCTGAGGAGATAAAAGGTTCTCGTCAAGCGGCTAGTCGTTATGACGTAGATTACGGTGAACAACGCAAGCAAGAGAGAAGGGATGCTGCTACAAGAGAAATAAACAAAGTCTTAATGAAAGACATACCTGCTAAATCTGATAATGAGCAGGAGAATAATGAACGTAGCCAGCTTATCCACGAAAGGCTTAATACCTTAGCTGGCAATATGGGCGTTGAAGTTGATGCAAACATGAGCATCAAAGAA